TGGCCGCGATCATCACTCCAAACTTCTGGTGCCCTACGGTTGCAGAGATCAAGGAAGTTGCTTGGTGGGTTCACCCAGAGTACAGGAACAGCACGATTGGCGGCAGACTGTTCTTTGAGTTTGTGAAGCACTCCGAGAGACTCATGCGCGACAAACGTGGGGACATTGTATGTGCATCCCTTATGCACACATCCAGTGTAGAGAGTCTGCCTGGGTTCAAGAAGATTGAAACGACATTCGTTAAGGAATAAGACATGCCAGCATCAGTAGTTCTTGCTGCAATTGGAGCGCAACTTACAGGTGTAGCACTTGCCGTTGCCACATTTGCGATCAACTTTGCTGCTTCTTACATCATCACCCGCGTATTTGGCAGGCAAGCATCTAAGCAGCAAGACAGCGGGGTGAGGCAGCAAGTACCTCCGAGTTCCACAAATTGCATCCCAATCGTTTACGGTGATGCCTGGATGGGCGGCACGTTCGTTGATGCGGTTTTAACAACCGATCAGAAAGTAATGTACTATGTTCTTGCTATTTCCAACATATCGCCAAATGGACAATTTACTTTTGATAGAACAAAATTCTATTATGGCGACCGGCTAATAACATTTGATGGAGCGGACCCAACAAAAGTTGTTTTCCTGACTGATGGCGCATCAAATCCTGATGACAAAATTGCTGGCAATCTCTACATAAATCTCTATACATCAACTGCAGCGGGATCAATTACAAACGTCACTGGTACTTCTCCATCATCGTTTATGGGGGGGACTGACATTGACCCTGCCTTGCGATGGACAGGAACTAGGCAAATGAATGGATTGGCTTTTGCTATTGTTAAATTGATTTACAACAGGGATGCTGGAACTACGTCTCTTCAACCAATAACTTTCAAAGTTAAGCACGCACTTAATTCAACTGGAGTAGCCAAGCCCGGTGATGTTTTGTACGACTATTTGACGCAGCCATATGGTGGTGCCGTAACCGCTGCAAACGTCAACTCCAGTGCATGTGCTGCGCTCAATACCTACTCAGACGCAACGATCACCTATACGCCTTCTGGTGGAGGTTCAGCGACCCAGGCCAGGTATAGGATTAACGGAGTCATTGACACTGGCAGATCGGTACTTGACAACGTAGACAAGATTTTGACTTCTTGTGATTCATGGTTATCTTATCAAGCAACTACAGGCCAGTGGGCTCCAATCATTAACAAGGCAGATTCCACAGGTTTTGCGTTCAACGACAGTAACATTATTGGGAATATAAGCGTATCTGTAGTTGACCTCGCTTCATCTATCAATCAGATTGAAGTTTCTTTTCCATTTAAGGAAAACAAGGATCAACCAGAATACGTTTTCCTTCAAACACCATCAGGTCAACTTTATCCAAATGAGCCGGTAAACAAATACACGACCAGTTTTGATTTGGTCAATGATTCCGTACAGGCCACCTATTTAGCTAATCGAATCCTTGAGCAAGCCCGTGAAGACCTGATCGTATCTTTCTCAACCGCCTACACCGGGATTCAAGTTGACGCCGGTGATGTGATCTCGATCACAAATACGGATTACGGTTGGTCATCAAAACTTTTCCGAGTTACTAAGGTTCAAGAGGCGTCTCTTCCTGACGGCAACCTTGGGGCTAAGATTGAGTGTTCAGAATACAACTCTAATGTTTATGATGATGGCTCCATACAGCAATTTACACAAGCCGCAAATTCAGATATTGCTTCAGTATATTATTTTCCTGATTTATCTGCGCCAACCTTTTCTGATGAGCAGCCAGCGGAAAACCCACCAAAATTTAGCGTTACTTGTCAATTGCCATCGTCGGGAAGAGTGACTTCCGTCAGCCTTTTTTACACCACTGTCGCAACTCCAACGCAAACTGATTGGAAGATTTGGGCGACACAACTTCCATCAAATTCTGAACCATTTTCTCCAGGCGTTGCTCTTAAATTTACAGATGTCATACTTGGGACTGATAACTATTATTTTGCATTTAGCGTATCAAATGAGCTTGGTTCGTCTAAATTGTCTGCCGCGTCATCTGTATTTTCTTGGGCCACATTTGCATCATCAACTTTTATAGCTATTTTCCAACCTCCATCAACCTCTATTCCAAGAACAAACGGAACACCATCATTTACAGGGATAGTTACGCAACTTTACGGATCAAATGCTATCGGTATAGTTGACTTTGTAACATCACAAACAGACGCAGATGCAGCTTTTATAAACAACACTTGGCGCATTGGCAATAGCGATATCACTGGTGATGCCGATATCACGACCACTGGTGGTCTTGTGATGGGCTCTATTACTGACGGTGGGACATATGCTCAATGGGGGGCGCCTACCGCTATGACAACTACTGGGGCGACTCTTTCGGTTCCCGTCAGATATAAAGACCAAAATGGAAATGTAACTCAGTATTCAGCGTCAAAGATTTCTTTTACATTTGTTGACAATGGGACCGATGGGACAAGGACCGCTAGGTTGCAGCTTTATAAGTGGCTGTCCACTGCCCCAACATTATTCCCAACCGGAACTAGCACATATACATGGGCAGATGCAACATTTACCAATCCAACCTTAAACGGGTGGACGCAGGTTCCTGGGGCTGGCTCTCCGGGCCAAAATCTATATTCTGTTATTCAAGAATATGTAGATACTGACACAACCGCAACATCAACGGTCACTTGGTCAACAACTACTGCATCCATTGTTGGGTACGCTGGCGATAATGGAACTAGAACTGCTCAACTGGAACTTTTCCAATGGGCGTCTAGTACTCCAACTACATTCCCAAGTGGATCAAGCACATACACATGGGCAACTGCAACCTTCACTAATCCAACGCTTAACGGGTGGACGCAATCTCCAGGCGCTGGATCGCCGGGTCAAACTCTGTATGCGTGCAAACAACTGTATTCAGACACCAATACTACAGCGACATCATCTGTAACTTGGACAACAAGTACTGCCTACATTGTTGGTTATGCGGGGTCTAATGGAACTAATGGTTCATCTTCTAGAATTTGTTTTTCTAGAATTCCATCAAACCCAAGTCCAGTTTCTGGAAATATAACCGTTTCCGGTGATAACAGGCCAACTCAAGCCCAATCAAATACGACATGGGGGCTAAATGTTGCGTGGTCTGCAAGCGATCCAAACACATCATCTACTGATAGCCTTTATCAGGCTGATGGCACTTATAACCCAGTTACCAATCAGACCATTTGGAGTACTCCATATATCTCAAGTCTTAAAGTTGGAACGCTTTCTGCCATCACAGTAAACACTGGTGCGCTGGATGTCCAAGATGCGCTGACCATCAATACGCTGGGTCACATCAAAGGCGGACAGACAGCCTATAACACCGGAACTGGTTTCTTCCTTGGGTACAGCGTCGCGGCTTATAAGTTCTCCATTGGATCGTCTACGCAGTCTCTGACCTGGGATGGTTCTGCGATGACGGTCACCGGAAACATTTACGGAACCGGAACTTCAGAATTCACGGGGGCAAGTGCTACAGGCTTTGGCTTGACTGCTGCTGTAAAGGCAAACACTGCAGGAGGGGCTGATCTTGGCGTGTGGGGGAGATCAAACACAACAGGATTTAGTGCTGGAATTTATGGCAATAGTGCTGGGATTGCCTCAAGTGCTGGCGTGTATGCGGTGGCAACAACTACTACTTCTATTGGAGCAGTAGCAAGAAATGTAAGCGGTGGAACGGCATTGGCTGTTGAAGGCCCAATGACAATGACCAGCACGACACTGGTCACTAATCTAAACGCAGACAAACTTGACGGCAAAGACGCCTCCGCTTTTGTTGAGATTGCAACAGGCACAACAAATGACAAGTACATCTATTACGTTGACAACACAAGCACACCAGTTGACCCAAACAACCGAGCAGCATGGATTAAGGTATCAACAAACGACGGCTCTGTCGTATTCTTCCCAGGCTACATCTAAGGAAAGACATGAGAACACAAACGATCCCAGAACAAGTTGTTGCTGAAGACATCGTTTTCTTTGAGCATCAGGTAGGCAACTGGGTCAAGGTTCTTGTAGGAAAAGGCTCTGAGGCAAATGGTGTGTTCGTGCCATTCCCGAGCCAGACCTATGAGTCCATCATGATTGTTGACAACCCTGGCGTGGTTCAATCCATGACTGGAGTTGTCTTGCGAGAAGACAGGTTTGACTACACAGACCTGATGAGCGCGGACCCTTCTTGGGCACCTAACAAGCCAGCAGGAACCTTCCGCAAAGAAGACCTTTGGCACTTCGTTGACTTGATTCGTTCAAGGTCATAGAATCAAAACGCCCCGCTGATCTGCAAGTTTGTAGGTAGCGGTTGACCGGAGTACCGGAATGGCAGTCTTCTCTCAGAACACTCTGAACCAAGTTTCGGGGTTCAATAATCAGATTCTTTCTTCTGAGTTGGTTTACCAGCAGAAGACGTACTGGAATCTGTCCATCAGAAACGCTGGCGTTGCAACCAACCTCACTGGTGCAACCATCTCTGCCCAGATCGTTCGCCGGGTCATCTCCAACCTGCAGGACACCCGTAGAGGCTTGTCGTTCGACCTGAGCGACTACACGCCTACACCTACACCTATCAGCCTGACGATCTCCAACCGGGTTGATGCTGCGGGCGCGTTCACGGTTGCGATTGATGACGATACCTGGGTGGCCGCGGGTGACCCTGATCTCGAAATCAACGACCAGAATCCTGCTTGCTTTACCGGGCGCATCAAGATCAGTTTCCCCGCTGGGGCTAGTCCTGCCGAGGATGTAGTGATCTTTCTGATGTTCTTGGTGCGTTCTGACGGGGTAACTAACACATGACCTACGAAGTCACAGTAGCCGGTCAGGATGTCACGGTCACCATTGATCGTGGCGTTGCGGGCCGAGGCATCACGAATCTTGCACAGACAGGTTCTGGGGCGAACATCAACTGGGTTGTGACCTACAGCGACGGCACGACTCAAACGCTTGGGCCTGTCGGGTACTCGGTGTACTCGGGGACTTCCCCGATCAACATCACGGGTTCTGTCATCTCGCTGAACACGGTGCCTGTCGCTTCTGGAGGCACTGGAGCCACTGACGCTGCCACGGCAAGGGCAAACCTTGGGCTGGGTTCTCTGTCGCTCCAGGCGGCCAATTCAGTGGCTATCACGGGGGGTTCTGTTGCTGCCGCGGTGGCTGCTACTACTCTGAGCGCTTCTGGTGCCTTCTCGCTGACCGGAGATCAGGTTCAAGTCGTTGAAGGTGGCACTGGAGCAACCACTGCTGCTGGAGCTAGGACGAACCTTGGTGCCGCTGCATCTGGGGCCAATTCCGACATCACCTCCATGACCGGCATCACGGGTGGAGTTGGCACGGTTGACTACATCGACTTTGATGTCAATGCGGCGTTTGCTGGTGCTGTAGGACGGATGGGCTGGAATAACGCCACCGGGACGGTGCAGATGGGCGTGACGGGTGGTGCTGTCACTGCTCAGGTCGGACAGTCTCTGCTGGCTCTGGTGGTCAACGCTGAAGCAACGACGATTGGCAAGGGTCAGCCGGTTTACCTGTTTGCGGCTCAAGGCAACAAGGCTTCTGTCAAGCTGGCAAACAATACCACTGATGCAACCTCTGCCAAGACATTCGGCCTAGCAGCGGAAAACATCCCGGCGAACCAATCTGGTTTTGTTATGTGCCAGGGTGTGCTGGATGGCTTGAACACTGGTGCATTTGCTGAAGGTGACACCCTGTATGTGGGTGCTTCTCCTGGGACGCTGACTTCGACAAAACCTGCTGCGCCAAACCATTTGGTTTACGCCGGGGTGGTGGAGAGAGCAAACGCTGGCAACGGTCAAATCTACGTCAAGGTTCAGAACGGCTACGAACTGGATGAGATTCACGATGTCCAGATCGTCAGCCCGACCACTGGGCAGATTCTGATCTACAACGGGACTCTTTGGCAGAACCAGAGTTTCTTCCTTGCCAAGACTGGTTATCAGGTTGGCGGGACGATCACTCAGGCAACCAGCAAGACCACCGCGGTCACGCTCAATGCTCCGTCAGGTCAGATCGTTCTGAATAACACTAACTTGATCACTCAGCAGGTTGCTAGATTCACGCTTAATAACACCAGCATTGAAGCAAACGATGTATTGATCGTTAATCGCAAGTCTGGTGGCAGTGACTCTTCGTATCAGGTCTGGGCAGATTCTGTGTCTGCTGGATCGTGTCAAATCTGCATCCAAAATATCAGCGGATTCCCGCTTGCAGAATCGGTGACAATCGGTTTTGCGGTTATAAAGGCAACTGTGTAAGGAACCATCATGCCTCAAAGTACAGTCCTTGCTGCCGGTCAAAGCGCGGCGAATTCTTCTGACATCGTGGTGCCTCAATACACGGCATACACGGTTGGTTTGTTCTCAGCAAGCGGTATCCCATCAGCGTTCAGTTTTACGCTGTTCCAGAAGACTCCTAGTGCTGCCGTGAAGGTGGCAACTTTGTCTACTGAAGTTCCGAGCCTATCGCTGACTAGCCCTGGGACGTTCTATGTTGCCAGGCCGGACATCACTTCTGGTGGCGTGAACGTGGGCGTATACACGGAGTCCTGACATGCTGGTCAAGTCAGTAGTCAAGCCTGTTGTTCAGACCCCGGCGGTCAATCCTGTTGCGACTACTGGGTTAACCGGGGTTGTGTCTGCGGAAGACCCGTTACTGCCAGGGGTGGACAGATCGCTTGTGCTGGACTTTGTGTCTATGGACACAAGTTACTCCACAGGCGCAACTCTGAACCTGGATTTCATCAATTCAACTTATCAATCATGGTCGTTACCTAATGAGCCTCAAGGGGCTTATTTAAGGTGGATCGGCACTCCGACTTGGTAATTTGAAGAAAGAGCATCATGCCTCTGATCAATCAAACCTTCTCTCAGATCATCACCTTTGAGCGCTTGTCAGGTGCAACCTATTTTGATGCTACTGGTACGCTGCAAACTGCCGCGAATAATGTTCCCCGGTTCGACTACAACCCCTCCACCTTGGCGGCTCAGGGGCTGCTGATTGAGGAGGCGCGGACGAACTTCTTTACAAATGCCAGCGGCACCGCCTCCGGCACCATTGGAACCGGAACTGTCAGCGGCCCCGACAACGTAAATTGCCGAACGTTTATTCCAACGGCAGGAGCAGTAAGTTTTCCAAACATTACAGGTCCGGTTCAGGCTTTTACCCTTTCATTGGGGCAAACAGTTGATTGGGCATGGAGCGGGTGGTTTGCTGCTGGTCCTGTTGGCTCTTTCGCCATAGAACCAAGACTGATATTTACTATATCTGTTAACAATGCAACGTCATTTACATATGCAGAACTACAAATTGACACAACTAACTGGACCGTGCGGCAAAAATCGCTTCCAGCGGGGTTGACAGAAGTATCTGCACCAACCATTACTTTGTTCAAGACAGGCCTTTATCGAGTAACATGGGTTGTTCGATACACGCAAGATGCAACAGGCAGAAATAATGTATCGGCGGCTATTCAAGCTAGAAACACCGCAAACTCTGGAACCTATACGGCTGATGGTGTTTCTGGTTTTCAATATACGCTTGTGCAAGCAGAAACAGGCAGTTTCGTAACTTCTACCATCCCCACAACGACAACGGCACTGACCCGCAACGCCGACGAAGCGTCGGTGAATACGTTGTCGCCTTGGTATAACCAAAGCGCTGGGACAATGTTTGCGGAGTTTTCATCGTTTGGTACTCCCGCTAACTTCCCCACAGTTTGGCAGCTAGACGATGGTACACAACAGAACATTCTTACAAGTTATGTGTTTACTAATATTTTAGGGGCTGCACAAAGAACATTGAACGTATCGCAAGGCGATCTAAATACCGTCGGCGCAGCGATCAACGCAGCTAATACGACCAAAATGGGCTACGCCTACGCTACCAATGATTCCGCTTTGTCTGGTAATGGTTCTGCATTGACAGGACTTGCTATTGACAACACCGTTTCAATTCCAACGGTTACAACCTTGAGATTGGGTATAAAGGTAACGCCAGCAAACATGCTCAACGGCTACCTACGCCGCATCGTATACTATCCACGGCGTCTTTCAAACGCTGAATTGCAAAGTATTACGAGCTGAATATGGGCAAACCACTTATTGATTTGACAGGCCAGAAGTTTGGCCGACTGGCTGTGATTGAGCGGGAAGGGTTCAATGGCAAAACGCTGTGGAAGTGCTTGTGTGAATGTGGCAACCAGACCATTGCGCAAAGCCCCAACTTGCGCAAGGGAACTCACAAGTCATGCGGTTGTTTGAAGGCTGATCTTCAGCGCGAACGCCTGACCAAGCACGGCATGGGTAAACGTGGGCAAGAAGGGCCGGCCTACATGATCTGGAAGAACATGCGCCAGCGGTGCCGTAATGCGGCTCACCCAAGGTATGCGGACTACGGTGGCCGTGGCGTCACTATTTGCGCAGCTTGGGATGACTTCTCGCAATTCTTGAGCGACATGGGCAAGCCGGCGGAAGGCATGACGCTTGACCGCATTGATGTTAACGGACCCTATTCACCGGAGAACTGCCGGTGGACAGACTACAAAACCCAGATGCGAAACAAGCGGAACAACGTGTGGGTTGATGTGCAAGGGCAGCGAATGGTGCGCGAAGACGCTCGCAAGCTGCTTGGCGTCAACAACAAGCGCATGAACCGCATCGTGACTGGACAGGCCATCACAGCATGACCACCGACCCCTTCGACCCATTCAACCAACTCCTGACGGAGACACCACCGGAGGTGCTGGCCGAGGGGCAGAAGTGGGTGCAGAAGCAGTTTTACGACGAGTTGACCGCCGAAGTGGCTGATCTGAAGCAGACCTCTGGAGAGCTTTGCGAGTCCTGCGGCTGGCGGTTTTATGTACCGGGCCGGGGATGCCTGAACTGTGAGAAAGGATGACCATGTACCAAGATTTCATGCTCCGATTCACCGACCAAGCCGAGGCTGACAGCGTTCTGTTCACCGAGCAGACCAACGTGCAGGACGACATCGTGGAAACCATCAAGGTGCCCAAGTACGCCGCTGTTGACACCATCGGTGTGATCTGGAAGCCCACGGGCAAGATGCTGACCACGGAAGAAGGAGAAGTGCCTGAGATGGCTCCGCTGGACGGCTGGCATGTGAATATTAGACACACCGCTGAAGCACCAGAGTTGGACGCCTACAAGGTTACTCCAAAGGCTCCTGTTCGGGGCTGGTTCTAATCCAAAACGGCTATTGGAAAAGCGATGACAGACGACGACTTCAAACGACTAGAGTCCAAGGTTGACAAGTTGACTGATGCCGTCACCAGGCTAGTTTTGGTGGAAGAGCGCATTTCCAATCAAGGTGAGCGCATCGGTAAGGTTGAGCAGAAAATGGCTGCTAACGAAACCGCGCACAACAAACTTGATCGCAAGGTTGAGATGTGGATCAACCGCGGAATTGGTGTGTGGGGCTTGGCGGTGACTCTGTTTGCTCTCATCCAGTTTGGGTCCAAGTTCGTCAAATGATTGAAGCCCTGTTCTCGTTTCTTGGGGGCTCCGTCTTTAGAATGATCTGGGGCGAGGTGAGCGCCTGGTACAACAAACGCCAGGATCACGCCTTTGAACTCGAGCGGCTGCGTCTACAGACAGATATTGATGACAGGGCTCACCAAAGGAACCAAGAGGCTCTGCGGCTTCAGAACGAACTTGGAATCAGGACAATTGAAGCCAGGATGGAGGCAGACGTAGCCACGGCAGAAGCTGATGCTTTTGTGAAGGCTATGGAGAACGCTTTTAAGCCTACTGGATGGGCCTTTGTGGACATCTGGAACGGCATCATCAGGCCGACTGCGGCGACGATTGCACTGGCTCTTTGGGTGATGAAGCTGTACTCTCAGAACTGGATGATGCAAGAGTGGGACATCACCTTGGCGGGCACAGTACTGGGATTCTTCTTCGCTGACCGCTCTCTTGGCAAGCGTGGCAAGTAAATCCATCAAGATCGCTAGAGACCTGTGCCTTGTCTTTGAAGGCATGTATCTCAAGCCATACCTCTGCCCAGCAAACGTCCCCACGATTGGGGTTGGATCGACCTTTTACGAGAGCGGAATCCGCGTAACACTGACAGACCCACCTATCACTAGAGAGCGGGCTATGCAGCTTCTGGAACACGAACTGGAAGCCTGTCTTCCAAGAGTCAAGCGGTTGTGCCCTGGCCTGTGGAGTGAAGAGGCAACAGGGGCCGTATTAGACTTTGCGTTCAATTGCGGAACCGGGGCTCTCCAAGCATCCACGTTGCGTAAGCGTATCAACGCAGAGGATGTTGATGGATCAAGGGCGGAATTGATGAAATGGGTTCGCGGAGGTGGTAGAGTCCTCCCGGGTCTTGTCAAGCGCAGGGCTGCTGAATGTGCGTTGCTGTAGTTTCTCCTGTGGGCGTTATGCGCCCTTAGGCCCCTTCGGGGGTCTTTTTTTTGCCCACTCAGTCTTGATGAAGCCCTCTAAGTACTTTCTACCGTCCTTGCCGCGATATTTCTCAATCGACTCAAGGT